CTAATTTGCGCTAAGGTTGTATTTGCTTGTCCATAAGTCATAAAGATCACCTTTATGATATATTCTTATCTGCGTGACACCGCCAGATTCACGTGACACTATTTTATCTACCTCCTGCCCTTTCTGAGGCATAAAGCACTCCGTCTTAAGTATCTTTTCTATAGATTCAATATCGTTATGTTCTGCCATAGCCGACAATCTATCAAAGGCACTTTTTGAGACGCAAACGGGGTACTCTCCCTTCAAGCTAATAGCGTGTACGAAAGGAGAGAAACAGTAAATAATCAAAGAATAAAATATCAGTTTCTTCATAGCTTCCTTACCATTATCAATGGTAAACAAAGTCTTTGGGCCGAAAACAAATACCCCACAATTTATAGTTGCGGGGCAGAAGATTACAACGACAAATTAAGCTGATCACGACCATAATGTGATGAAGGAAATGCATCTTTCGGTACAAAGTCTGGCGGTACATCCTCGCATTTGGTGCGGGCTGTAACCAGGCGTTCAACGCTGTTAAGCGTGGTGAACGTTATACTGCATTCCAGATTTTGACATTGATGATATTGACGCACGGTCATTTCGCTAAGCTGGCGACTGGTGCGCGTGCGCGCGACTGCGCCGCAGTGAGGGCAAATAAACATGACTGAATCCCCGGCGGGGTTTGACTTAATTCCATTCTAGTCACTTTCTGCTATCCAGTCAGCAATCTTTGCCTCCAGTTCCAGACGGGAAGTAAAACCGCTCCCATCAATGACATGTTCTATACGTGATATTATCCATTCCTGATTATCAATGTCTGATTTAAATCCACTGACAGAGACCGGCACTTCCGGGTAAAGGTCAGCACGGCCTCGCGCCAGGGTGATCGAGAATTGCGCGGCGCCGCGTTGAAGCTGTTGCCATTTCGCTGCCGCCGCACGCCTGGCGGCGGTTTCGTTCTGATATGTTTTCCTGAGAACATAGACGTTCCCGTCTGCGCCCTCCATGTAATCCCCCTCGCTGCTGCTGCTTTTTTCCTGTTTCTTTTTTGTTGCCCTGGTTGTTCTCTTTTTTACACTGACCTTTTTCTTTTTCCCAAAATTCAGATCCAGCCAGTACGCCCGCACGCCGGTATAAGCATCACGATCCGCAATGCGGAAGCTGTGACGGTCACCGCTTGAACGGGTGATTTCAGCGGTCGGCAATGGCTTACCTGATGCGCTCACGCCGCCGCCAGGCAGGATAAACAGCAGACACCCATTTTTCACCGTGGCGATAGCGCCCAGCATTTCCGCCATGCGGGTTAAGAATGACATATCGCTTTCTTGTGTCTGATCGGCGTGATCGATCTCTAAATCCATCAGTTGCGTGCTGATGTAGGGCTTAAGGCTGTAACGATGGGCGATTACTGATACCACGCGCTCTACTGTCACGTCATGCCATGACACCTCACGCTTGACGTTAAACTCGTCGCGAAAATCAGCACTTCTCGCGGTGATCTCGATGGTGTCCGGCGGGCCAGAATGCGCCACCTCATCAACAATAAAAAGCCCTTTATAGACCAGCGCTTCGCCTTTCCATCCCATTGATACGGATAACTCGGCGCCACGCGGCGGCAGATTAATGCGCCCGTCCGTATCGTCAACGGAAAGCGTGATCTGATCGGCCTCAAATCCTCGATTGTCCGTCATTGAAAGCGAAATCAGTCGCTCATCAAGCAACAGCAGCGTTTTCCCTCCCATTGTGATGTTAAAGCCTGGAACCTTAACGGCTTCCGTCAGTGCGTTATCAAGATCTGAAAGCCCCGATTTCAGCGTTTGCTGAATATCCGTCAAATTACTGAATGCCATTTTTCACCCCCGGCGCTGATAGTTTCATGCGCGCGTGAGGTGTCAAACAGGCGTTTGTTGTCGCCTGCCTGTAACAACCGTAAGCGCGTGTCTGCCTTGCTGTTTTCGTGGAACATCACCCCGAACTCACTATGAGGTTGCAAACATGACTGACGCTTTTTTTCACGGCGTGCGTGTTCGGGAAAACACTGATCTGGTAACGGCCATCAATGACATTGACTCAACGGTCATTGGCATTGTGGGCGTTGCTGACGATGCAGACCCGGACGCGTTCCCGCTTAATACCCCCGTACTTATCACGCGCGTAAATAACGTGCTGGGTAAAGCGGGGAAAACCGGCTCGCTTTACAAAAGCCTGAAAGCCATTTCCGACCAATGCAGCCCTAAAGTAATCGTGGTGCGCGTGGCGGCGGCGGTTGAGGGTGAAGGCAATCAAACGCAATCACAGCTGGTGATCGGCGGCACCGCTGCCGATGGCAGTTATACCGGTATGTATGCGTTTTTGACGGCAGAACAGAAAACCGGCTACCGTCCGCGTATCTTAGCCGTTCCCGACCACGATACGATCGAGGTTGCCACCCAGCTTTGTGTCATCGCACAGAAGCTGCGGGCATTCGTTTATGCATATTGTCACGGCTGCGAAACCATCTCGGAGGCGAAAGAATACCGCACGACGCTGAACTACAGGGAAGTGATGCCTATTTGGCCCAACTTCATCGCGTATAACTCGCTGACCGGGCAAAACGAGGAATTCCCCGCCGTGGCATATGCCTGCGGCCTGCGTGCGTCGATTGATAACACGCAGGGTTGGCACAAATCACTGTCTAACGTTGCTGTCAACAATGTGCTAGGGATTGCAAAAGATGTGTTCTGGGCGCTACAGGCGGAAGATTCCGACGCCAACGAACTGAACGCGCACGAAATCACCACGCTGATTAAGCGCGACGGTTTCCGGTTCTGGGGCAACCGCACCACCGATCCCGATGAAGAGTACATCTTTGAAGTGTACACACGCACCGCGCAGATCCTGGCCGACAGTATCGCAGAGGCGCAATTCACTACCGTTGATAAGCCGCTGACGCCGGCCAACGTTAAAGACGTAGTGAGCGGCATCAACGCCAAATTGCAGGCGCTGGTCACTGCCGGGAAACTGATCGGTGCGGCGTGCTGGTTCGATATCGTTGATAACCCAACAACCGGGTTACGCCAGGGCAAGTGCATTGTGCGTTACAACTATACGCCAGTCCCGCCGCTGGAAGATCTGAGCCTGTATCAGACCTTTACCGATCAGTATTTTGAAACCGCTTTTTCTTCATTGGGGGGCGCGTAAATGGCCGTACCTAAAAAGCTCCGGCTGTTCACTTGTTTCGTGGATGGCGACAATTATATTGGGAAGATCCCCAGCGTGACGTTGCCGAAATTGACGCGCAAAACGGAAGATTTCCAGGGTGGCGGGATGATTGGCGCCGCAGCCGTCGATCTCAGCCTTGAATCTGGCGCGCTTGATGCGTCGATGCAGGTTGGCGGATTTGAGGAACAACTGATCCTAAAATACGGCGGCGATATTGACGAGCTGAAATTGCGCTTTGTCGGCGAGTTTTATACCGACGGCACCAGTTCCATCGTTGAGGTTGAGATGCGCGGTCGCATTACGGAAATCGACGGCGGCGACTCAAAGCAGGGCGATGACACCAACCAGACTTACGCCATTAAAAACACCTATTACAAGCTGTCTATTGACGATCAGCCGCTGCTGGAATTTGACCTGCTCAATTTCATCTACAAGCGCAACGGTGAAAACCTTTACCCGGATCGCGTCCGTTCCGCGCTGGGCCTCGGTAGCTAACCCATAACGCCGGCAAATATAGTCATTGCTGACTATTCCGGCCAACTTTCAATATTTAAATGGCGGCGATAACCGCCAGGAGAGAAAAACATGACTGCAAAAACAATCGTTCTGTCGGCGCCAATTAAGCGCAAAAGCGGCGACGTTAATCAGGTTGAAATTACCGACGCCATCAAGCAGGCCGGATCGCTGCGCGGCCTGCGTTTGAGTGACGTAATCAATCTGGACTTTGACGCAGTGTCAACGCTGCTAACCCGCGTCACTGCGCCAGCGCTTACCCTGCCCGAAATCGCCAGCCTGCCGACTTCCGATTTTGTTCGACTGAATGAGGCGTTAGTGCCTTTTTTAGCGCCGCAGGCGCCTGCCGAACAGAGCGAGGCGGCGACGGAGAATCAGTAACCGTCCTGCTATTTGACCGCGTGGAGGATCTGATTGCAGATATCGCCACAATTTTTCACTGGCCGCTCTCGGAAATGTACGGCATGGAGCTTTGCGAGCTGATAGCCTGGCGTGAGCGGGCGGCTGTCAGAAGTGGAGCTACTAAGAATGACGAGCCTTGATATCCGTGTCGCATTCAGCGCTATTGATAAATTTACCCGCCCCGTCAATGCCGCCCGCAATAGCGCGGGTGGTCTTTCCGAATCCATCAAAAAAACCCAGGCCGCGATCAAAAGCCTTGAGTCGCAAAGCACCTCTTTTCAAAAACTGCGCAACAGCACCAACGACACAGCACAGAAACTCAATAAGGCCCAGCGTGAAGCAGCAGGGCTAAGCCAGCGACTTAAAGAAACTGGCACATTGTCTGATGCGCAGCGTGCAAAACTTGACAGCTTGCGCACAAAAATAACCACGCTTTCCACCGCCTACAGCGCGCAAACAGCCAAACTCCGAGAGGGTGCACAGGTATTACGCCAACACGGCATCACGCTGACCAGCGGCAGCGGTGCGATTCAAAGCGCAATCCGGCGCACAGAGCAGTATAACCAGACGCTTGAACGAGAACGGCGGCAACTTGCCGCTGTCACCCAGGCGCGATCCCGTTACGACAAGATGCAGCAGACCGCCGGTAACTTGCGCAGCACCGGCACCGGCGCCGTATTTGGCGCGGCGGCGGCGGGTTATGCCAGCGGGCGATTTCTGGCGCCCGCCGTTGGCTTTGATGAGGAAATGTCGCGCGTTCAGGCACTAACCCGACTTGATAAAGGCGATCAGCAAATGGGCGCATTACGCGCCCAAGCTAAAAAACTCGGCGCCGAGACGGCATTTACTACGCAGGATGCCGCAAGCGGTCAGGCGTTTTTAGCGATGGCAGGTTTTACACCGCAATCCATTCAGGCAGCGTTACCCGGCGTTCTGAGCATGGCATTGGCGGGCGGCATGGAATTGGGTGAATCCGCTGACATTGGATCTAACGTTTTGTCTCAGTTTTCACTTGACGCCAGCCAAATGGATCGCGTCAGTGACACTCTGACCGCTGCTTTCACCCGCACCAACACCGATTTACGCAGTCTGGGCGAGACAATGAAGTATGCGGGCCCTGTTGCATCCACGTTGGGTATTAGTCTTGAAGATGCGGCGGCAATGGCTGGCATGCTGGCTAATAATGGGATACGCGGTAGTGATGCAGGCACGGCAATGCGCGCCAGCCTTTCCCGGTTGGCATCTCCCCCCAAGGCCGCTGCTGACGCATTGAAAGAACTTGGTGTATCTGTTGCAGACGCACACGGGAAAATGCGCCCAATGCAGGACGTGTTACTGGATCTGTATAAAACGACCACGAAATACGGGGAAGCCGATCAAGTATCCTTTTTCAAAGATATTGCCGGAGGACAAGCATTCGTTGGCCTGCAAACCTTAGTCCAGGCGGCGGGCAGCGGCGCATTAGGAAAACTTGCCGGTGAATTGAAAAATGCCAACGGCGAGGCAACCGCCGTCGCTAAAAAAATGGCCGATAACCTGAGCGGCGATCTGAAAGAGCTGGATAGCGCTTGGGAAGGATTTCGCATACAGATTGAAGAAACTATCGACGGCCCATTGCGATCACTGACACAAAGTCTCAGTAACGTAATTAACAGCATGATGGAGTGGGCAAAGGAAAACCCCGAACTCACGCAAACATTGCTACTAGTCGGCGGCGGCGCCCTGGCGCTCACGGCAGTAATCGGCGCGACTTCGCTGGCGCTGGGAATCCTGATGGGGCCGCTGGCAAAACTGCAACTTGGCTTTACTTTGTTAACCGGCGGGCGTGGTATTGGCGGCACGATCGCCATGTTCCGAACGCTCGGCGGCGTGGCTGGCAGTTCTATGACGCGTATCGGCGGCTGGTCGCAGGTTATGAAGTCACTGTCCGCAGGATTTGGCCGGTTGCCTGCGCTGTTAACGCCGTTGCGCGGCATACTGTTTGCTGCTTTCACGTCTCCGCTATCGTCTCTCATGGCGCTGGGTAAGAGCATCGGCATGTTGTTGTTGCGGTTAACCGGCCTCCCGGCGTTATGGGGGCTGATTAGCGGCGCGGCATCCATCTTAGGCGGGGCGCTATCATTGCTCCTTAGCCCTATCGGCCTGATTGGCGCGGCCTTTGTCGCTGCCGGTGTGCTTATTTGGAAGTATTGGGAGCCGATCAAGGCGTTTTTCAGCGGGTTCTTTTCCGGGGTGATGCAGGCGCTGCAACCACTCCGTGACACTTTCGCTTCGCTATCACCTGTTTTTGATGCCATCGGCGCCGCTGTTTCCCGCGTCTGGGATTGGTTTAAGCAACTATTTACCCCGATAGAATCTTCCCGCGAATCTCTTGAAAAATGTACCAGTGCAGGGGAAACCTTTGGGCGCGTGCTGGGTACGGCGCTTAATGTGCTTCTCTGGCCGCTGCAAAAACTGATGGAGGGGATCGGCTGGGTACTGGAAAAACTTGATCTTATCCCCTCCGGGTTGGAAGCCGCGCGCCTCAAAGCCGAAAGCCTCAAGAAAGATCCCGTGATGTGGGAATGGGACGAAAAGCAAGGAAAGATGGTTAAAAAGGGATGGGATTGGGCACCTAAAAGCGACGGTAGCCACAACCCCCCAGCAGTGACAACCCCGGCGCCGGTATTAACAGGGGAGACAGGCACACAACGGCGCCTACAGAAAATCGCCGACAACACCGGCGGGTTGCTGGATGAAACCAAAAAGCGGATAGGGCCGGGGGATATCGTTTTCAAAAACCTTCCCCGCGCTTTTACCGTGCAAGGTGCCTGGCAGGAAACGCGCGTTTCCGCACAGAAGGTGCCGCGCGTTGTTTCTCAGCAAATGCAGGACATTACTACGCAGCCCATCCGCCAGGGGTCAGTGGCCCCCGTTTCCGCCTCGCCTGGCGCGGCGCCATCGTTCAACCTGGTGTTTAACGATGTTGGCAAACAAGATCCGCGTGAACTTGCGCAACTTATTGAACAGAAAATAAGACAAATCCTCAACGAAAGAGATCGCAATAATCGCGGCTCATTCCGCGACCAGGATTAAGGAGAAAATATTATGATGATGGTATTCGGCATGTTTGTGTTTGCCCTCAAAACCGTACCGTACCAGCAATTGCAGCATTCCCAACAATGGCGCCACGTCAAGAATGATCGTATTAACAAATCAGCAAGCTGGCAATATATCGGCGCCGGTGAGTCTCAGATCACGCTTAGCGGCGTTCTCTACCCGGAAATTACCGGCGGCAACCTGGCGCTCTCGGCATTAACGACTATGGGGTATATGGGGCGCCCCTGGCCGCTGATTGAAGGGACGGGGAAAATTTACGGGATGTATGTTTTAACCGGCTTGCAGCGCACCAATGAGGAACTTGACCGCTACGGCAACCCGAAAAAGATAGAGTTTTCTATCAGTCTGCAACGTGTTGACGAGGACTACCGCGAACGGTTGCAATCATCGTCATTCAGCGACATGCTGACGAACATCCGCAGCAGTGCGACAGAGGCATTTAACTCGGTCAGCACTGCGGTTGGCGGGCTGTTTCCCTGATTACTGACGACACAGCTGAGATAGATGAATCTATCTATGCCGCGTTGCTTCACTCATGCGACACGGCAGGGAAATACTTGTAGATGGTCGATATACCAACATCATAAATGATTGCCAGATGGCGCCTGCTGTGCCCGTTATTCAGTAACTTGCTGATCATCTCCCTGTCTTCCAGTGTTAGGGCCCTGGGCCTTCCGCCTATGCGGCCTTTTTTTCTGGCGGCTTCCAAGCCTGCCAATGTTCGTTCTACTATCAACTCGCGCTCCATTTCAGCAAGTGCAGACATAACATGAAAAAAGAACCTCCCCATCGCCGTTCCTGTATCAATACTATCTGTCAGGGAGCGAAAATTAACGCCACGTTCATGTAGTTCTGCTATTAGCGTAACCAGATTTTTTACGCTTCGACCAAGCCGATCCAATTTCCACACAACAAGAGTATCGCCCTTATTCATGATTTTTAAGGCTCGTTTTAAACCTGGACGATTTGCTATTTTCCCGCTCATTTTATCATCAAAAATTTGCTCACATTCTGCGCTAATTAACGCGTTCCGTTGTAAATCGCTGTTTTGGTCATTTGTTGACACCCTCATGTAACCAATTTTTGCCAT